GAGGGAGAGTGCTGAACCACGTATCCGTCGGCTGGGTCAGGCCACCGCTAGCTGCAGGCGGCGTCCATAGCCTCACCTGGTAGTTCCACTGATTATTCTGACCAGTGATCAGCACAGCCGATCTGACTTCGCACAGGGCACGGGTGGCACTCAGCGGCTTGGATGCTTCTATCTGCGCCCACTGCACGGCTTCGCCGCTTGCCTTGGCAAACCGCGCGGCGTCCGTCCAGCCGTTGCAAACGGCGGAATTTGCCTTGCCGAACAGGCCCTTGCCACCGGCGAAGATGGGATCCATGTACGTCATGGCGTAAGCACGGGATATGACTTCAGCAGCGCGTCTTGCACGTCTGCCGGAAGCATCGTGAGCGAGTTTGCCAACGTCGGGTATCGCTGATACCAGCCAACCAGCACGGTCTGCATGAATCCGGTGGTGCCGTTAAAGGTGCCCGTTGCCGCCAGCACGGGCTGGCCGGTTGGGTTCGGGCACGGCACCTGCTCCAAGTGCCACAGGTTGTCAAACTGCCATACGTGGATCAGACGCCAGCACTCTTGCTCCAGCGTGGCCTGGCATCCCCTGTAGAGCAGCGTGCCGATTTTGTAGGTGTTGTTGAACATCGCCACGGAATTGCGGGTGCCCTGCCTTTCGCCGAACGTGGCCCAATCGGGTTCAATCGGAGTCGTCGTGCTGTTGCTCCGGTCATGCACGTACTCCAGGGTGATGGTTTCGGTTGCTACCGACAGCGGCTTCGGCGTGCCGTGCAGGTCCAGTTTGGTGCCACCCATGTCGGTCGGCGGCCAGCTCACCGTTCCGTTGGTCGGAATAGTCGTGTACGTGCGGTACTGCCCGAGCGTGCGGTCTGCGGCAGACTTGGAAACCCGGATGTAGCGCCCCGAGTTGACATAGGGGTCCAAATGGGTCGTATAGGTCGCCTGCACGGTCCACGCATACGGCACTGACGACTCCGGCGTCAGGGTGACGGTCCGGCAAATCATCTGCTTGATCCACGCATCGCTGTTGTGCAGCGCAGCCGGTGCGCGCGTGGACGGCTTGGGCAGATTGGCATCGCCCAGGACGGTGGCATCACCGGGATAGGCTTCCGAGCTGGACGGCACCCAGCGCACCAAGTAGGTGCATTGGACCGACGATTCCACGCCCTTCTGCGCGATGCTCCAGGAGCGGCTTCCGGCGCGTTCGATGACTGTGACAGGCATTAGCGGCTTCCTTTCAGGCTGTCGCGGATATCGCGGAGCAACTGGGTTTGCTCGCCCATTTCCGATCCGGCCATGCCCCGCCCTGGCGCTTCGTTGGCGTAGGCATAATTCTGCGCGTTGAAGAATTCTCCGACCTGTCCCCGACCTGCTTCGGCGGTCTTCATGTACCCGGAGAAATCACCGCTCAGCAGCTGTTCAATACCGAGCAATGCCGTGCCAGCAACTTCGCTCGCCATATCCGTGATGGCGCCCATGTTGCCCTTTGCTCGAGCAAATGCACCCATGCCAGCACTGACTGCGCCAGCGTTGCGTTCCATGCGCGCCGCTTCGCCTGCCTTGATATCGGCTTCCGCCTGGGACGTTTGGATGGCGCCAGGAGCAAGTGCCTGCGCTATTCGCACGTTGTCTTGGATGATGGACACGTCGGCCATCATCCGGGCACCGGCTGCCGCCGCCGAATACTTGTTGGCGATGTTGTTGAGTTCGCCAAACCGCTTTTCGACGGCGCTGAACACCTGCTGCAGCGCAGACATTCCCATTTCCGCCATGCTGATGCCAGCAGAAATTGCCGCCGACGTGGACGCACTGGCTGCAGTCTTGTTGAGCTTCTGCAGTTCCTTGTTGGTGGCAGCCACGCCCTTCGTGACGCCACGCGGGTCAACCTCAGCGACAATAACGGCCTTCATCGACTTGTCAGCCATTGACGTCGCTCCTCATCCAGGGGAACAGTTGATACGGGCGCTTGCCCGTCAAGGCGCACGCAATCACCCCGAGCAGGTGTTCAATCCGCTCTCCGTTGGTGAGTTGGTTTGCCAGTCCTGCTTCCATGTGCATCCTTTGCTCCGGGCTGGCTATGCGGAAATGCCGTCTTTCGACGGCTGAGTAGGGCGGGTGGCATTCACCTGGGCAATGAGTGCCCCCGCTATTTCGGCGTCGATTGAGCCGATATCCGTACCCGGTGCGAACAACGGCGATCCGTCCACGCAACTGCAACAGGACGCCCACCAGTACGGGTTGGAGCTGGCGTGCAGCACGTCCGCCAGGCGCGGCCGCCGGATCATCACGGTGCCAATCCCGTCGATTTCGACGGCGCGCGGCGCAGCGGGTGCGATCTTTGCCGGGTCTACGCTCACTGTTCCTCCCACGTGATTTCCCACGTGCCTGCGCCGGTGCCATCGTCGGAAATGACTGCGCTGGTGACCTGGATGGCAATGCTGGTGTACGCCTTGCTGCCCTGGTCGGTGTACGCGAAATTCAGGGTAGCGCCCGTGGCGTTGACCAAGGAGCCGGGGTCGACGTGGGTACGCAGCGCGTCATCGACGGATCCGTTCTGGCGGTACAGCGTCAAGCTGCCGGAGCGGCGCACGCGGCCTGCTGCGCGCTTCATGCGGTAGTCGCCGATCTGCGTCACATCCAGCGAATCGCGCTCGAAGTTCATCGTTACGGATCGGCACGCCACCGCCGAAGTTCCGCTGAAAGTGACTGTTCCACCGTAACCTGCAATGAGTGCCATGATTCAATCCTCCTGGATCAAAAGGGAAAGCGTAATGATGCCGACGCGTTCGGCATCCTGCTGGCCGTCGTCCGGCGTAGCCGTAGAGAATGCCACCTGAAACGACGCCAGCGCAATGCTGCAACTCAGCGTGCCGGTGTAATTGATCGGCCCAGCGTCGAATTCGTCCACCAAATCGTCGATGAGCGTGCAGACGTCGGCAACGGTGTCAGCGACGCAAGACACTTCGACGCCAACGGTCCAGTGGTTCAGCGCGCCAGCGCCGACCATTTGCACGGCCATTTCCATCGTGGAAACTTCGTAGACGTAGCACGGCGTCGGCGTCGCGGCGGTGCGTAGGCCGCTGCACACGGTATTCCCGGTGCCGTCCAGCACGTCGTAGATGGCCTTGTGAATGTTACTTACCGACATTCTTGGCCCCCAATGCCTTGCGCGCCTGGATGATGATTTGGTCGGCCACGTCCTGCATGGCGCGCGCCAAGTTTGCATGGGACCACGCCAGGCTGCGATTCGCACCAGCAATCGACCTGCCGGATGCCACGTGCCTGAATCCCTGTTCAAGCAGGTGGTAGACGCGCTGGCGTCCGCGCGCCTTTGCACCGCCCTTGCGCCCGTACTGGACGCCCAACGCCGCGCGGATGGTGGCCGTGTCGCCGCTTCCGATGCGCTTGGGGGAAGACAACTGCGTGGCAGCTGCAATTGCCTTGCGGTGCGGTGCCTTGCCACGGTATGGCGACGATTGCCACTTCTGCCGCAGCGTCTTTACGTACGGCTGTAGGGCCGCCCGAATGGCCTTCTTTCGGATCGACTCCGACAGCGCCCTGGGAAGGCCATTCAGGACGGCTTGGGCAGAGGATGAATCGGCGGTGAACTTGATCACGGCAGCACCTCCGTGGCTTCGATCTCCAAGCGCCGTCGGCGCTGGTCACGGTCCCAGCAGGCGCGCACGTTGAACGTGCGGGTGCTTCCACGATCCGTCATGGTCAACCGGCTACGCGTGTTGATCGACGGGTGCCAGGTAGCCAGGATGCGCCAATCGGTACGCACCGCCGGGCCAAGGTCATCGACCACTTCCATGGTGTTGGCCACTTCGACGTGGCACCACACGGTGCCGATGCTGATCCACGCTTCGTCAGCCTGGCCGAACGCATCCACGGTCCGCACCGGGTTCTGCACGGTCATGGGGATCCGCAGCATCCCGGTTGGAACGTGGCCGGGCACGGCTTACCCAATGCCCTTGCCGAGCATTCGGCAGATGCGGTCCCAGTAGTCGCCTGGAAGCGTCATCGTGTCATCGCCACGGCTTGCTTCCAGCTGAATCGTGCGCTGCAGCAGGGCCATTTCTAGCAGCGGGTTGAGCGTGTTCGTACCGGCTGAAACGGTCAGAATCGCCGGATATTCGGTGCCTTCGGGCATCGTGGCGTATTGGATCCCGTTAATCGTGACCAGCGTCAGCGTCAGCACGTCGTCGCCATTGTCATAGGTGACCTGCGTCACCGGCTGCCGCTCCAGGCGGACCAGCAGCTCTTCGTTGTTCGGTTCGGCAGCGACGTACTGCGTGCGCGTGACGGGATCGACGCACCAGCCGGTACGCATCTCCAGCTCGCGCTTTGCGGCTTCCCACGCGATGCCCAGCGCGGGATCGTCTTCGGTATGTCCCTTGCGGGACCAGTTCCGCACCTTGGCGTAGTCGATGGGCATTGTGATTTCCTAGCGCGGGGTGGGTGGGCGAGCCCACCCACCCCGGCCGGATGAAAGGATCTATCAGGTCAGCGTGATCTTCAGCGCAGCAACCGCCTTCGGGCGGATGACCTTGCTGTTGGTGAACACCATGCCCTGGAACTTGACCAGGCCCGGGGCGGTCACATCGTCTCGGAACATATTCACACCTCCCCACTCGCGGATGGCGAAACCTTCGGAAACGTTCGCGAACATCAGCGGCACGCTGTTCGAGACGGCAGCGGTCTGCCGACCCGGAGCGTACGGAGCGATGTAGACCGGGCGGCCCATGAGCGTGAACGGCGCGGCGTTGACCACGCCAGCGTCGGACGACGGCACGAACAGCGGGACGTTCGAACCGCTGGTCGCCACCGCAATCTTCGCAATGGTGTAGTACGCGTCCTGGGACATGACCCACGCCGCGCTGGTCCAGTATTCGGCGGGAAGGGTCTTGTAGCGCAGTTCGGTGAGGTTGGCGAGAGTGAATGCACCGTCCCAGCCGCTGCCGCTGCCGTGTGCGGCGCTGACGTTAACCGACTTGTAGTTGGCGTCCCACTTGAACAGGCCGGTGGGCTGGTTGCTGCCGGTGCCGATGGTGTAGCCGTACTCCAGGCCACGGGCAATCTGCCGCTGCAAATTGTCCATGACTTCGGTTTCCACGTCGAAATCAGCCTGGCGAACCACCCACTGCGTGAGTTCCGACTTCGGCAGGCCGCCGACGGGGTTCATGTTGACTTCGGCCCACGCGCCGTCGATGGCGGTCGCGGTCTTGTCGGCTTCGGTGGTCCAGAACGACGACGTAGCCGCGTCGGTTTCCAGGGTGTTGACGCGCATGGTCACGCTGCCCTTGACACCCGTACGCAGGTCCGCCAGGTTGCGAACCACGGTGTTGCGCTCCAAGTAGCGAAGAATGCCTGCCTCATACACCTTAGGCACCAGCACGCCGCTGGACGACTCGGTCGTAATGGCACGGGTTTCCGGCGCACGGCCACCACGGCACCAGTTGATCCACTGGTCGCGGTACTCGGTCGTGGCGGTCCAATCGGTGTTGCGCTTGTTGCCGTCTTCGACGGCCTTTTCCATCGCGCTGTAGGACGCGAAACGCTCGCGCAGCTGCGCGGCGCGGATCTCGCCATCGAGCTTCTGCAGTTCGTTGGCGACTTCGTGGCCGCGCGATTCCTGCTCGACAGTCATTTCGGACGCGGTCAGAATCGTGTCCCGCTCGGCGGTAAGCGCCTTGCGCTTCTCATGCATCTCGGAAATCTTCATTTCAAACGCTCCTTAGCCGCAGTTTGAGCCGGTTGATTCCGGCGTTGGTGTTTCGCGCTTCGGCACTCGTCTGCGGATATGCAGCGCCGTCCGCTTCGATAATCGAAATCTCCCGGAGATCGACGGAATGCAGGGTGCGTTCCGATCCATTCCAGGCGTCAGACTTCACGTAGAAACCGAAAGACATCTCCGTCATGACGCCTGCTTCCACCAGCGCGCGCACGTCGCGGGCGCGCTGGGTGTCCGGCAGGGTCACTTCGTAGGCCAGGCCAGTGCCATCGGAACGCAAAGAGAGCAGGCCGGAAGCACTGTTCGCCAGCAGCTGGTTGCGGTCATGCCCAATGAGCAGCGACACGTTGCGCCCTTCGATGCCATCGAATGCACCGGGCGCGATGCGTTCCACGAACGGCTTGCCGCCGTTCAGGCCACGGATGGTCAGCGGCTTGCTCGGCGCGTTGTAGATGGCGGCATAGCCGCCCAACTTGCCAGCGTCGGCGCGCAGCGTGCCGGTGCGGATCTCAATCATTGTCGGTGCCCTCCGTTTCCGGTGCGAACGCGGCAGCAGATGCGCCGCCTGGCATCGAAACCGTCGGAGTGTCGTAGCCAACGAGCGGCGGCAGGCCGATGGCCAGGCGCGCGTCGTTCGGGCTGGCGATGCCAGCCAGTACCAACTTGCTCCACGCCGTTCCCTGATCCTTCAGGCTGCCGCGCGTAATGGGGCGCGTGTCGATGGTCACGTACTCCCCAGGCGCGCACAACTTGCGCGTGAGTTCGGCTTCCCATGCCGTTGCCCACGCG